CACTGATTAACCGGTGCGCGAACATTTACAGGGGAGTACCGGAATGGCTAGATGATAAGAATAATATCAAGACAATTAATTTCGCGAAATCTGTCTGCTCAGAGACAGCTCGGCTCGCAACACTGGCGATTGGCATTCAGATAGATGGTTCCGCAAGGGCGGCATGGCTACAGGAGCAGATCGATAAAGTATATTTCCAGATTCGGCACTGGGTGGAATATGGATGTGCTTATGGAACGGTATTTATCAAGCCAAACGGCGAGAGCCTTGACATATTTACTCCGGCAGATGTGATGATTGTGCATTATGATAATCAGGAGATCAAAGGGATTATATTCAAAGATTCTTATACTGTTGGTAGAAAATACTACACAAGACTTGAATATCACAGGTTTGTTGAGACAATAGTGGACGGAGTGACAACCTATCCGTATTATGTTTCCAACAGAGCTTATGTATCAAAATCCCCTCAGTCAATCGGAGATAAAATTGATCTTAAACAGACCAAATGGGCTGACCTTATGGCAGATACGCCGCCGATACTCAAGGCAAACGGTGAGAAGCTAGACGGAGCTTTGTACGGAGTGCTGCGGACACCACAAGCGAACAATGTAGATATCAGCACACCACTTGGACTTCCGATATTTGCCGAAGCCATTGAAGAGTTAAAAGACCTCGATATTGCATACAGCAGAAACGTCGGAGAGATTTTTGATTCTCAGAAGATTGTTCTGGCAGATGATAGACTGCTGATGCCAAGCGGTGCACCTGTATCAGCCATGTCGCCACAGGGCATGGAGAACAGACGTAATGAGATGAGCTTACCGCATTTTGTCAAGAATGTATTCGGACAAGATGAAAAAGAGTTTTATCAGGAAATAAATCCGATACTCAACACAGATACCCGTATAAGCGGCATAAATGCCCTCCTTGGACAGATTGGATATAAGGTCGGATTCTCTAATGGATATTTTGTATTTAATGAAAAAAGCGGAATACAAACAGCCACAGAGGTAGAAGCAGGGCAACAGAGGTCTGTACAATTTATCAAGGACGTAAGAGACCAATTAGACAAAAGCATAAAACAAGTAGTATATGCGTTGAGCGTATATGCAGATTTATATGGATTGGCCCCAGTCGGTGCATATAAAGTTCAGTGCAACTTTGGCGAAATGGCATATTCTTATGAGAGAGACCGAGACAATTGGTGGAAGTATCGCTTACAGGGTGACTGTCCTCCTTGGATGTATTATGTCAAATTCGAAAATATGACAGAATCCGAAGCGAAAGCAATGGTCAAAGAAGCTCAGCCAGACGAACCAAAATTGTTTGGAGATGAATAGTTATGTTAAGCCCAGAATATTTACGGCAAATTACAGAGGGCAGTGAACAGATAGCAGAAGAACTGCATCAGTACATCATCTCTGAGATTGTGTCGAGAATGATAACAAGAATTGGCAGAGGTGAAGATTATATTCTGACTAATGCCGATGCGTGGAGAATCAGAACGCTACAGGAATCAGGTGAACTGTTAGATGACATTCTGGCAGAATTATCCAGATACACCAAACGCGAACAGCAGGAACTTCTTGAAGCGTTTGAAGATGCCGGAATCACTGCAATGAACTATGATGACAAGGTATACAAGGCGGCAGGATTAAGCCCTGTACCGCTCGAACAGTCGCCAGCTATGATAAGACTCATGGAGCGAAATATGCTTGCTACAATGGGAGAATGGCGGAACTTCACAAGGACAACTGCAAATGCGGCTCAGACGCTGTATATCAACCAATGCGACCTTGCATACAATCATGTGATGACTGGAACAGTTGGCTATACGCAAGCCATCAAAGAGGCGGTTAATAATGTTGTGAGTGATGGTGTTACGGTCACATATCCATCTGGCAGAAAAGACACGATCGAAACAGCAGTCGCACGTTCTGTCAGAACTGGAGTGGCGCAGGCGTGTGCTGATATTCAGTTGGCAAGAATGAAAGAAATGGGGTATGGTTTAGTACTGACATCGGCACATATAGGAAGCCGCCCAAGCCATGAAGTATGGCAAGGGCAGGTATTTTCTATAGACTGGGAAAAATTAAAAGAAATTAAGCCGGAGTTCTTCAAGGGGCAAGATACATCAGAATACCGTAAAATGTCAGAACAAAAAGTAAGCCAATATCCAGATTTTATTGAAAATTGTCATTATGGCGAAGCTGATGGAATATGCGGAGTAAATTGCAGACATCATTTTTCGGTTTGGGCGGAAGGGATGCCGAATCCCTATACAGAACTATCAGCGCAGGACAAAGCCGACAAGGGAAAACAGTATGAAAAAGAACAGCGACAACGTGCTTATGAGCGAAGAATCCGCAAAACAAAGCGTGAAGTCCTTGGAATGCAAGCGGCGGTTGATAACTGCAAGGACGAACAGGCAAAATTCGCATTACAGCAAGACCTTGACCGGAAGTCTTATCTTTTGCAGAAACAAAATGCTGCATACAAAGATTACTGCAAAGACAATGATCTAAGAGAGCTGCAAGACCGACTCATGATTGCTAAATGGAACCGCCAGAATGCTGCAAAATCCAGAGGAGCGGCAAAGAGATATAAAACAGCAAAGGGGATTGACTGATGGACAGATGGGAATATTATAATCCGAATCCCGTTAAGGATAAGAGAACAGGAGATTGCGTTGTCCGGGCAATATGCAAGGCAACCGGTTTCGACTGGGAAACAGTATTCGCCGGATTAATGGTACAGGCGTGCGCTTTGTCAGATATGCCAAGTGCAAATTATGTCTGGGGAGCGTACCTCTATAAACGTGGGTACAGACGCAAGCTGATTGAACAATCAGAACGATATATCTATACAGTCAACGACTTTTGCACAGACCATCCGACAGGCACATACATTCTCTGTATAGATGGACACGTAGTGACGGTACAGAATGGCAAATATTACGATACATGGGATAGTGGTAATGAAATCCCGGTATACTACTGGGAAAAGGAGTAGCTAAATGAGCATATCAGAATTTGTACAGATCTTCCTCTCTATCTGCGGAGGGATATCCATTGTCGGAGGCGCGGCAGCCGTAATCTTTAAGTGGATTACTCCGGCATTTCGACTCAACAAACGAGTTGAGACACTGGAAGAACATGATAAGCGTGACTTTGAGAGTCTTCAGAGGATCGCGGAACGTGATTCATTGATTTTGGAAGTGCTATCAACCATGTTGGATAGTCAGATTAGTGGGAATAATGTAGAAGAATTAAAAAAAACAAAACAGAAACTTACAAATTATCTTGCGCAGAATCAACGTTAGCATTAGTAAGGGGTATGCTCATGAAATTATATGTGTTCACGAAGAAAGATATAGACAGATTCTTGATAGAGTGTAATTTCACACCGGACGAAGAAAGACTGTTCCGGCTGAGATGCAAGGAATATACGCTCGAATACTGTGCTGAACAGATGAATGTGAGCATATCTACCGTAAAGAGATTAAGCAGAAGAGTAAACAGTAAGATTATAAAAGTATGCTAAAAGGAGAGGCAATTTACCCCTCCTTCTTTTTATGCAAAATCTTCTTTTACAGCTCTTTCAAGCAATAAAATTACGTATTCTGGTGGATTTCTTTTACCGCCTTCCCAGTTTTCAATTGTCCTTTTGGGAATTTTGTATTTATCGGAAAAAGCCTGCTGGCTTAACCCGGAAATTAATCTAATTTCTTTGATGCTCATATTGTTCCTTTCTTTCTTCTTTTTATTTCCAACGCTTCACAATGCCTCCGTCGTAATGATCGGGCGTGTCCTCGTCCGGATTGATGCTTTCCAGCACGTAAAACTCCGATCTGTGTTTCTTTTCGCACCTTGTTAGATGCTCTCATTGTCCATCCGCTTCCTGAAGGGCTTCTTCTTTGTTCTCAAATTCATCGGTGAAACAATCACCGTCTGTATAATCCATAATTATATACTTCATTTTCCTGCCTCCTAGTTAATCCCGATAACTTTGACTCGGGTCTGTAAAATATCCTCCGTGGGCTCCAGGATTTCAAAGTCAACGATAAGCTCCTCGCCGTCCTGATATACGGCGATTGCTCCGGACTCTAACAGCTCTTCCCCGTCCCCGTCTCCGTACCAGAGCTGACCGAAATAGTATTCCTCTCCGACCTCTATTGTGTCGTTCTGTCCGTAAACGTAAGATAATGTGTTTAATTTTATCATTTTTTATTCCTCCTATCAATCCAAAACTTTTAAATACTGGCGGTGTCCGTTCATGTTTTTATCTAATGCATAAAAGCATGGTTTTTCGTTGCCCTGAAGTACTTCATTTATCCCGTAAGCAAAGCCCCAAGGAGCTGTTACCATTAAGCTTCCCATGGAATTTTCGAACACTTCCCAGCCTTCCGGGACTTCCACTGTCATTTCGTCCCAGCAAGTAGCTGTGGCTTCTGGGAATCCATATGTGTAAACGTTTCTTTTTTCAGCCGATAAACAACCGTAATTACAATAAATTTTAATTTTCATTTCTATTTCCTCCTTGATTTTTTGTTCTTCCCTGTTTCTGATATTATAATACCACTCAGTGGGTGATATGTCAATACTTTTTTGATACTTTTTTGAACTTCTTAGTTTAATACTTCTGTGTAAAAATATAATCAGAAAGGCGGTGTATAAGATGGCATTATATAACAATCCTTATCAATATAGTTTTGGCGTTCCTGGGCAGATGAATCAGTTCCAGCAACAGCCTGTCCAGATGCCGGCTCAACCAGTACAACAGCCCCAGCAGAATAACAATGGTATCCTGTGGGTATCCGGTGAAGTTGGTGCAAAATCCTATCTGGTAGCACCCGGGACAAGTGTTTTGCTAATGGATTCAGAGAGTGAAAAGTTCTACATAAAATCCACAGATGTATCCGGTATGCCACAGCCACTGCGGACATTTGAATACCACGAGATAGGCACTCAGATGCCACCTAAACAGCCTGTTCAGAACATGGATAATAAATATGTCACCAGACAGGAATATGATGATTTAAAGGGCAAATACGAAGCTATCATAAACCGATTAAATTCTTTTTCTGAACCTGTTAGGGCTAATACCGTGCAGGAATCAGCAGTCAAGGGAGGAAACGCAGATGAGTAATCCATTATTTAACGCACTTGGCGGTGGGATACCGCAGGGAAACGGACCAATGCAGATGATACAGCAGTTTATGCAGTTTAAGCAGAATTTTAAGGGAGACCCAAAGGAAGAAGTCCAGAAGATGTTACAGTCTGGGAAGATTTCTCAACAGCAACTTAATCAGGTCCAACAGATGGCAGGGCAGTTTCAACACATGTTGAAAGGAATGAAATAGTACATTACAATCTGGCCAGATTGATGTAAATACACAAAAAGGAGATTATATTATGGATGGAAATTATAGCTTAGCAGATATTGCCGCTGCTACTGGAAACGGTAGAAATAACGACGGCATGTTTGGCGGAGATGGTAGCTGGTGGATTATTGTTTTATTCATTTTTGCTTTCTTCGGATGGGGAAACAACGGCTGGGGCAATAACGGCAATGGCGGCGGATATGCAGCCACGGCAGCTACTCAGGCGGATATTCAGAGAGGATTTGACAATTCCGCAGTAATCAGCAAACTTGACGGAATCAACAACGGTCTCTGTGATGGATTCTATGCAGTGAATAACGGTATGCTTACCGGATTCAATGGAATCAACACCAACATCATGCAGACTGGTTTCGGCATCCAGCAGGCTATTAATGCCGATACTGTAGCTAATATGCAGAACGCAAACGCATTACAGTCTCAGCTTGCAAATTGCTGCTGTGAAACCAGAGAAGCTATCCAGGGCGTGAACTACAACATGGCACAGAACACCTGTGCATTACAGAACACCATGAACAACAACACTAGAGATATTATCGACAGCCAGAACGCCGGAACAAGGGCAATCCTTGATTACCTGTGCAACGAGAAGATTTCCAATCTCCAGGCTGAAAATAACGACCTCAGACGTGCTGCTTCTCAGGACCGCCAGAGCGCACTTCTCACAACTGCAATGGCTTCACAGACACAGCAGCTCATTAATGCGATTAATCCGGCGCCGATTCCGGCATATCAGGTTCCTAATCCGAACACATATTACGGATGCGGATGCAACACTGGATGTAATTGCTGATAACTTCATATTGAGAGTATCTTTCGATTGATTTCGGATGTCGGCTTATGCCGTATTACACAGAGGGGCAGGCTGAGACCTGTCCTTTTGTGATATGAAAGGAGTATTTTTATGGCAGAATTTACAAATGTAGCTGCTCAGACTGTAGCAGCAAATGGAAACGTAGTATTTTCAAACACAGCAGTCAAAGGTTCTAACTGTATTCAACACAGAGAGGGAAGTGGAATCATTACACTGAGAGGTTTAACCAATCAGTGTAAAGCTAGATTCTTCGTGGACTTTTCTGGTAATATCGCAATTCCAACGGGCGGTACTGTCGGAGCTATTTCTCTGGCTATTGCAATCTCTGGCGAACCTGTATTATCTTCACAGATGATTTCCACACCGGCAGCAGTAGACCAGTATAATAATGTGTCCTCTGGCATTTATATTGATGTACCTCGTGGATGTTGCGTTAACATCGCAGTAGAGAATACAAGCGATCAGGCTGTTTCTGTTGCGAACGCAAACATTGTCGTAACCAGAGAAGCGTAGGAGGTGTGATTATGAGAGATATTAAAGACTTATGCGCAAGAATCGAAGATGAACTTTCCAAAATAGCTGACAATGGGCTGACCACCGGGAATCTGGAAATGACATACAAACTGATTGATATGTACAAAGATATCAAGAATACGCAGTACTGGGACAAGAAAGTGGAATATTACAACACTGTTCTTGATGAGATGCGTGGTGGCGGATACAATGACGATTACAGCGAACGCGGAAGAAAGCGTGATAGCATGGGGAGATACAGCTCAAATGATGGCAGAATGATGCCAGATTACGACAGGGGTAATTCTTATGCCAGACGGGGCGAGCATTACGTCAGAGGGCATTACAGTCGTTCTGATGGGCGAGATGCTTACGATGACTATATGACGCAGAAGCAAAGCTATCGTTCCGGCAAGTCTGAAGACTGCAAGAGAAAGATGCTTGCCGCTCTGGAAGAACATCTGGACGAACTTACAACAGAAATGAGCGATATGTCCAAGGACGCAGAGTGCCGGGAAGAACGTGATCTTGTCAAGAGATATGTAGAAAAACTCCGGGATATGCTTTAAAAACACAAAAAAGTGGTAGAGAGGTAGTTAAAATAAATCTGTTATAATGTAATTGTGCAGTGGAAAGCACAGTGGTTGTTTTAACATTTTTGTTTTATCCTCCTTTCTTTAATTTAGTAGCTGGTGCGCACGCTTTAATGGAAAGTTAAACAGGTTCGAATCCTGTCGTGCGTATTTGCCGTCTGGCACGCAAGATGGCTCACCTCCTTGATTAAGGTTTTTGTTATTCATGCTTTTCTTTAAAAAAAGAATAAATATCCGAAACAACTCGTGGTAGGCATAACACGTTAAATACCTTGCTAACCCGGGAATCCGGGTTATGTGGAATGTAGCTCAGTAGGAAGAGCGGAGATGCTGAATTCTTGACGTCAGAGGTTCAAGTCCTCTCATTCCATTACCCTGCCAGTGGTCTAACTGGCTTAATCCATTTACCTGCGGCGGCAGGTCAATAAACACGACCAGGAGGATGTTATGTTATGCAGAAACTTATTGACACATTAAAATCGTATGGAATTGAAATCCCGGAGGACAAACAGGCAGATGTGAAAAAAGCACTCTCTGAGCATTATAAGAATGCAAAGGAAGTAGCGAAAACTCTGTCGAAAGTCGAAGGAGAGCGCGACAGCTGGAAAGAACGTGCTGAAGCAGCAGAAGAGACCCTGAAAGGTTTTGACGGTATCGACCCGGCAAATGTTAAAACCGAGTTAGAGACTTGGAAACAGAAAGCGGCAGATGCAGAGAAAGAATTCAACGCAAAAATCTATGACCGTGATTTCTCAGATGCTCTGAAAGCAGCACTCGATGATGTTAAATTTTCCAGTGAGGCTGCAAAGAAATCAGTCATGGCAGACATCAAAGAAGCTGGATTAAAACTGAAAGACGGTAAAATCCTTGGACTGAACGATCTGATCGAGCAGATGAAGCAGTCTGACGCATCCGCTTTTGTGGATGAATCTCAGCAGCAGGCTCAGCAGAATCAGGCGAGATTTACAACACATGTTGGACAGCAGCAGACACCGGGAAACATGACAAAGAAAGATATCGAAGCAATCAAAGACCCGTCCGAGAGACAGGCTGCAATTGCTCAGAATATCCAGTTATTCCAGTGATTTTTTTACACCGACTATACATCAGAGTATAGCCGCTAACCCAATACCTTAACAATTATGGGTAGAAAGGATTTTTTTATATGGCAGCAAAAGCTAATCTTATTATGACTAATGATATTCAGGTAAAGGCACGTGAGATTGACTTTGTTACCAGATTCGAAAGAAACTGGGAACACTTACGTGAAATCCTTGGTATCATGCGTCCAATCAAAAAGACGCCCGGAGCGGTTCTTAAATCAAAATATGCAGAGGGTACATTGCAGAACGGAAATGTTGGTGAAGGTGAGGAAATCCCTTACAGCAAATTCGTTGTAAAAGAAAAACCCTATGCAGAAATGACTATCGAGAAATACGCAAAGGCTGTATCTATCGAAGCAATCAAAGATCACGGTTACGAGAACGCTGTTCAGATGACCGATGATGAATTCCTCTTCCAGCTTCAGACCAATGTTACTGAAAGATTTTACAACTATCTGAAAACAGGTACTCTCTCATTCACGGAAACCACTTTCCAGATGGCTCTGGCAATGGCTAAGGGCCGTGTAGAAAACAAATTCAAGCAGATGCACAGAAATGTGACTGGTGTTGTTGGATTTGTAAATATTCTGGACGTGTACGAGTATATCGGAGCAGCTGAGATTTCTATTCAGAACCAGTTCGGCTTCCAGTATGTGAAAGACTTCCTGGGATTCAATACAATCTTCCTGTTATCTGACAGTGAAATTCCAAGAGGAACAGTAATCGCCACACCCGTTGAGAACATCGTTCTTTACTACGTGGATCCGAACGAATCTGATTTTGCAAGAGCGGGTCTTGTATATACTGTATCCGGTGAAACAAATCTGATCGGATTCCATACACAGGGCAATTACCACACAGCAGTGTCTGAATCATTCGCAATCATGGGACTTACCCTCTTTGCAGAATATATTGACGCTGTTGCTGTCGGAACTATCAACGCAACTCAGACACTTGGAACTCTGACTGTAAACTCCACAGCAGGAAGTAAGAGCGGAGATACAAAAGTGACTGTTACTCCGGAAAAAGTAAGCGCAGGAAATGTATATAAATACAAAGTTGCATCATCTGAGACTTCCGTAGAGTACGGACAGAATGTGAAGAACTGGAGCGCGTGGGATGGAAAATCTGACATTACCGCAACAACAGGACAGGTAATCACAGTGGTTGAGTGCGACAGTACCTATAAGGCGTTGAGTGCCGGACACGCAACTGTAACAGCAAAATGATGATCACGGGAGGTAACTGGCATGGCTTATGCAGATTATGAATTTTACACAACTTCATATTTCGGTTCAGTTGTGCCAGAAGCCGACTTCCCACGACTGGCGGAAAGAGCCAGTGATTTTGTGGACACAATGACGTTTGACAGGTTGGTGGACGGGCTGCCAGCAAACGAACGCTCTCAGAAACGTATCAAAAAGGCGGTCTGTTTATTAGCTGAATTAATGTATCAGATTGAACTTGCTGAAAAGAATGCTGCCAATGCCGCCGTTAGTGGAACATCAACCACAATCGGGTCCGGTGGTAGCACAACAGGCATTGTAACATCTGTATCTTCTGGCAGTGAATCCATCTCTTACGCAACACCTCAGCAGATTGGGGCAAGTGCAAAGGAATGGAGTGCAGTATATGCCGCCGCTGGGGACGTACAGAAAACGAACGACTTACTTCTTAAGACGGCTTTACCGCTTCTGATGGGAGTAAGGACGGATGATGGAATACCAGTTCTTTATGCGGGGGTATAAACGAAATGGATACAGTAAAGTGCTTTTTAACTGGCGGACACAGATTTAAAAGTCCTGCTGAATCAAAATGTAATGACAAAGAAAAGACTTGTACCATTACGGAAACTTGCTGTAAATGTGGAAAACAGTTTTCATTTACAGGTACATACAAACAGTTTGGTATTCCAGATGTGAGGTGAAAAGAATGGATATTTCAACATTAGGCTCATGTATCGCAATCGTTATGATCTGCTACATCGTAGGAATGGGCTGCAAAGCATCAAAAAGAATCTCTGATGAATGGATTCCAGTAATCATGGCGGTTATTGGTGGGATTCTTGGAGCGATCGGAATGGGAATTATCCCGGATTTCCCGGCAACGGATTATATCACGGCAGTTGCAGTCGGTATGTTTAACGGATTATCGGCAACCGGAGTGAATCAGGTTATTAAGCAGACAGTGCAGAAAGAATAATTAAGGAGAGGGTATCATGTACGACAAAACAGTAACAGTTTTCAACTATTACGAATCAGCCACGACTGGAGATGCGTACTGGTATCCTCATGTTTTATCTGGCGTCGACCTCGTTACCGACAAAGGAGCAATCCTTAAAAAGTACGGGCCAGACGCAACAGACAACGCACAGTTGCACGTACGCTATACCGCCCAGAATGGCGATATAACAATTATTGACAAGGATGTCAAGATTCTCCCATGGGTACCGCCTAAGGAGTGGAAAAGACAGATTAACAACGCTCTGGAGGATACTATTACATTCTCAGATGAATCGTTCTTCTGGGAGGGTGAGTGGACTGGTGGAACGATAACTGACAGTGATTATCGAAATGGATTCTATCAGTACATGAACGAGAACAAGGATAACGTGTTCAAGATTACCAGTGTAGGTGGTCCATATACACTGATTCCGCATTTTGAAATTCTAGGTAAGTAATATGAGTAAAATTCATCATTTTAAAGGATTCTCTGTAGTTGACGGAGATATGAAAATTAAACTGAATATGGATAGATTTTCCAGACAGTACCAAGAAGCCCAGTACCTCCTTGATGGAATGGTCATGGACAGTATGGTTCCGTTCATGCCGATGATTACAGGGGACTTTATCAACCGAACAAGAGTTAAAAGTACATCTTTACAAGGCAGTGGAAAAGTATGTGCGGCGGCGGCTCCATACGGGCGCTTTTTGTATGAGGGTAAAACCATGGTTGACGAATCAACCGGAAGCCCTTATGCGAGACTTGGAGCGAAGAAAGTTCTCGTCAGCCAGTTCTCTGGTCAGACAGCCGCAAAGGAAAATCTTGAATACGCCAAACAGGCTCACCCACGGGCACAAGCCCATTGGTTTGATGCCGCAAAACGACAATACGGCAGTACGTGGATTCGCAAAGTAAAAGCACAAGCAGGAGGTGGACGACATGGCAGATAAGCCAATTGGCAAAGATGCAACCGGATATGAGATTTTGACAGATGCTATGAAAGCACTTCTGAATCAGTATCCAGGGCTATACGAAAATGAAACAATCAAATTTGAAGAACTCGGCAAAGAATCCGGAATCGCTTTCTCAGCAGACAACGGAGCTTTAGTCTATTCGGAAAAAGAAGATGTATGTGGAGTAATGCATCAGGTATGCCAGTACCCATTTTATGTAGTGTACCGAACAGCATCCGACAAAGAACGGCAGAAGTTATCTGTTCAGAAGTTCCTGGATAATCTCGGTAAATGGATATGTCGGGAACCAGTTGTCATAAACGGCGCTGAGACACGCTTATCTGCGTTTCCAGAGCTTTCACAAGGAAGAGTAATAAAACGTATCACCCGTGATAATTCCTATGGCTTAGAGCCACAGGAGAGTGGTGTACAGGACTGGTTATTGCCATTGTCAGTACGCTACGAAAATACTTATGAAGTAATATAACGTAACAACCGGCTATCAATTAGAGATAGTCGCTAACCTACACAGCCTTTTAAAAATGATAGGCAGAAAGGACATTTCTATGGCAGTTACAGGCAAGATTGACCGTAAATACATGGCTCATTACATTGATGCCGGTTCTCTTTGTGGAGGACTGACACCAAAGTTTGAACGTCTTGGAAAGGACCTGGAAGAGTACAACATCGAACTCAACCCGGATACCGAAACCTCTAAAAACATTCTTGGAGAATCCACATTTAAGCATAACGGCTATGAAGTTTCTTCTGACGCTGATCCGTTCTATGCGGATACCACATCCGATCTGTTCACAGCATTACAGAAGATTGTAGATGGGCGTCTCAAAGACGATAACCTCAAGACAAAAGCAGTTGAGGTTCATCTTTGGACAGAAGCCACAGCGGGCAAGTATGAAGCATACCAGCAGGATTGCTACGTTGTGCCGACCTCCTACGGCGGTGACACATCTGGCTATCAGATTCCGTTCACAGTTAATTACGTTGGAGAACGTGTCAAAGGTAAATTTGACATTACTTCCGGCTCATTCACAGCTGACAGCGAATAATTTTTAGGAGGGTGTAGAAAATGGCAAAGACAATTAACACAAACATTGATGATGGATTTCTTCTTTTCACATTCACGAACAAGCAGGGTGAAGTGTTCTCTTCATTCAAACTGAATCCTACCGACATCAACATTGCGGCAAGAGCGGAAGAATTGGAAACTTTCTTTGAGCAGGCTCAGGAATCTGTTAAAAATGTTTCTTCCAGCAAAGAGATGGCGGAGATTAATAAGCAGATTGAGGACAAAATCAATTATATGCTCGGATACGAAGCATCTAAGGATTTATTCAAAGAACCAATTACAGCAACAACTGTGTTTGGAAATGGTCAGGTGTTCGCCTATATCGTTCTGGACAAAATCAATGAAGCACTTGCTCCGGAAATTGAAAAGAGAAAGAAAAAAATGCAGGAAGTGGTCAATAGGTACACGGAGAAGTATATAAAATGACCGCCTATGAGTTACCCACCTCACTAAATATCAGTGGGGTGGATTTTTCTATCAGGACAGATTTTCGAGTAATTATTGATATTCTGGTTGCCATGAATGACCCGGAATTGGACGAACAAGCAAAAGCAGTTGTTATGCTACAGATTCTGTTTGAGGACTGGCAGAGTATACCGGCTGAGTGTCTGGATGAAGCTTGTCAGAAAGCGTCGGAGTTCATCGACTGCGGACAGTTGGACGATAATCCGAACCGCCCCAAACCCCGTTTGATGGACTGGGAACAGGACGGAGACATGATTGTACCGGCTGTAAACAAGGTTGCTGGTAAAGAAATCAGATCAGTGCCGTATATGCACTGGTGGACGTTCTTCGGATACTTCATGGAATCTGGTGAATGTTTATTTAATACGGTCGTTGGAATCCGTTCAAAAAAAGCAAAAGGTGAAAAACTAGATAAGTGGGAAAAGAAATTCTATCAGGAAAATAAAAACATCATTGATATAAAAACACGTCTCAGCGACGAGGAGCAAGCTTATAAAGATAAGCTGAATGAGATGTTGAACCTCAAATAGTTAGGAGGTGGACACATGGCTGCTGATGGCTCAGTCATTATTGATACCAGAATGGATACAACCGGTGTCCAGAACGGCGTGTCAGCAATCAAACAGTCATTTAATGGACTTGGCAGCGTAGTAAAAAAAATAGGCATACTGATTGGCGGAGCATTCGCAATTGGGAAATTGACCCAGTTTGGAAAAGAGTGTGTAGAACTTGGTTCTAATCTGGCAGAAGTGCAAAACGTGGTCGATGTTACATTTACAACCATGTCGGATAAGGTTAATGAATTCGCAAAGAACGCTATGACCTCAGCCGGGCTGTCAGAGACGATGGCAAAACAGTATGTTGGTACGTTCGGAGCAATGTCTAAGTCGTTCGGATTCTCAGAAGCACAGGCTTATGATATGTCAACGGCTCTAACACAGCTAACTGGTGATGTGGCATCATTCTATAACATCAGCCAAGACTTGGCTTATATTAAGCTGAAATCAGTGTTTACGGGAGAAACGGAAACACTTAAAGACTTGGGTTAACAATTAGCTCCCTTACACAGCAATGTGTATTGAATAACATGGTGAACGAAGAAATCTTCGGTGTGTTGCTTTATGAGCAATGCTAACGGTAAAAGCCTAAAATTATTTAAAAAACTTGTGGTTATGACACCTATATGATATAATATTTATAGGAGGTGATTTCCATGAGTGAAGAAATTTGGAAAGATATTAAAGGTTATGAGGGCCTGTATCAAGTAAGTAATCTGGGAAGAATAAAAAGCCTTGAGCGTAGATGCAAGACAAGATGGTATACAAGAAAAGTACCAGAGAAAATTTATTCTCCTGCGCTTGATACTTACGGCTATCCAATAGTCTCTTTACACAAAGACGGCAAAAAGAAAACAATTACAATTCATAAATTGGTTGCAAATGCTTTTCTTGAAAAGCCGGACGGTTGCAATTCCATTAATCACATTGACGAAAACAAACAGAATAATTGTGTTGAAAATCTTGAATGGTGTACTGTTCAGGAAAACAATGCTTATGGGACGAGAGTAGAACGGCTAAGGAAAACTCAGCAAAGAGCAGTTCTACAATGTGATTTAGACGGAAACGTAATCAAAGAATGGGAAGGAATGAACTTCCTTTGCAGAGAGACAGGATACGATCAAGGTCTAATATCTAAAGTATGCAACAATGTTTATAGGCATCGCACTGCATATGGGTTCAAATGGAAATTTAAATAATCATGGTAATACCGTGCTAAGCATCGGAGAGTCTCGTTAAGAGGCTCTTTTTTGATGAAAGTGTAACGACTATTCCGCGAGGAAGTAGGTTTAAGGTGAAATTCCCTATTCCGAAGTGCCATGCATCCTATTTGGATGAAGAGATAGTCTACTCCCCTAATAAATATCGGGAAACCGAGGGTATAAAGGGTCGTTATGACACAAAGCGCACTAGACCAGTACGCACTGGCGAACGGTTATGGTAAAACCACATCTGCCATGACCGAACAGGAGAAAGTTGCTCTCCGATTGGCTTTTGTACAGAAACAGTTGTCTGCCGCATCTGGTGACTTTATTCGTACTTCTGACAGCTGGGCGAACCAGGTGCGAGTGATGCAGTTACAGCTGCAATCTCTCAAGGCAACAGTCGGACAGGGATTAATCAACCTCTTTACTCCTGTTCTGAAAGTTATCAATATCTTACTCGGTAAGTTAGCAACTCTGGCAAATGCCTTCAAGTCATTTACGGAATTGATTACCGGAAAGAAGTCTTCTGGACAAACAGGCGCGAGTGGCGCAGGCCTTGCCGGAACGGATGCAATAGCCGACACAGCCGATCAATACGGAGAAGCTGCCGATAATGCTGAAAAGCTGGCAGATGCAACAAATGATACAGCGGACGCAACTAAAAAAGCTACTAAAGCGGCAAAAGGGTATCTTAGTCCCCTCGACGAAATAAATAATTACTCAACGGATAAAAGCGCAGATTCATCGTCAAAAGTACCGGGTGCAACCGGCGGACTTGCGGATCAGATGAAAGATGCTGTACAAAATGTTGATTACGGAAAGTTGGCAGAGGGTGAGACAGTTCTTGATAAAATGTCAAAACCGCTAAAAAAGATAATCGACAGATTTAAACAGCTGGCCAAGTTAATCGCAAAAGGATTCTGGGATGGATTGGGAGATTACGAGCCAATTTTTGACGGAATAAAGAAAGATCTCGATTCCATATGGAAATCTTTAAAGGATATCTTCACTGATTCAGAAGTTACTAAAGCAGCAAATAATTTTTTCGATTCATTTGCATATGCAATTGGACAAGTTGCTGGCTCATTTGCCAGAATCGGATTGACAATTGCGCAAAACATTATAGGCGGAATCGAGAAGTTTCTAAAGCAGAACGCGCAAAGAATAAAGAACTATCTGATAGATATGTTCAACATCGGTGCTGAAATTTCACAAATCGCAGGAAATCTTGCAGTTGCTTTCGCAGATGTTTTCTCGGTTTTCGGCGGAGAAACCGCACAGCAGATCACAGCAGATTTAATAGGAATCTTTGCTGAAATCGGAATGGTTCTTACAGAAACGGCTGCAAAACTTGGCAGAGATATCCTTAACATGATTGCACAGCCTTTTATCGACAACAAGGACATTTTAAAGTCAGCAATCGAAGGTAGCCTCGGAGTAATAGAAACCGTAACAAGTGGGGTCTTAACAGTTGTTCAAAACCTTAGTGACGCAATATCGAGGTTATATGATGAACATGTAAAACCGTTCTTTGATTCTATAGCGGATGGATTGTCAAGTATACTTGAAACTCTGATAACTGGATATAGCACATACATTCTTCCGGTGCTACAAGGACTGGCAGAACAAATTAAAGGTCTGTTAGAAGGACCGTTAGGGGATGCTATTCTAAAAATAGAAGCATTTCTCGGCAAGCTCATTGATTCTCTGAAGCTTCTGTGGGAATCGGTATTAGTACCTTTAATCAACTGGATAATCGCAAATTTGCTTCCGGTTGTGGCAAAGATAATTGACGTTGTAGGCACTGTGGCAATCAAAGTCATAAAATCATTAATTAAAATTATTGGTGATGTAGCAGACACTCTGAGCGGAATCATTGATTTCCTTGTAGGCGTTTTTACGGGAGACTGGGAACTGGCTTGGCAGGGAATAAAAGAGATTGCGGATGGAGCATGGAACTTTATCAAAGATGTTGTGTCAGGTGCGTGGGAGATAATTAAAACCGTAACAAAAGGTGCATTAAATATAATAAAGACCGTCATTGGCACTGCCTGGAACGCAATCAAGACAGCAACCTCAACGGTTTGGAACGCAATTAAAAAGACCCTTTCTGGCTTATGGAGTGCTCTCAAAACCACAGCAAAGACAGTGTTTGATGCAATCAAAACTAAGGTTACGGGCATATGGGACAAAATAAAAGACAAGACATCCCGAACATGGGAAAGCGTTACTACTTTTGTGTCTAACAAAGTCGAAGCGATAAAAACCGCCATTACCGATAAATTTAACGCCGCCAGAGACGCGGTCAAATCAGCATTTGAAGGTATCGTGGATTTTATCAAAAGGCCAATTAATCAGGCAATCAGCATTGTTAATAATGCAGTTGGAATGATTAATAACGCAATTGGCGGAATCGAATCCGCGTTTTCTTTCGGACCGTGGGAAGTACCTACACCGTTCGGAACAAAGAGAATCGGGTTCCATGCAACATTTCCACGTGTCGGAACTATTCCGTATCTGGCCAGTGGTGCAGTTATTCCACCGCGAAGTGAATTTCTCGCAGTATTAGGAGATCAAAAGAAAGGAAATAACCTGGAAGCGCCGGAAAGCTTGCTACGGCAGATTGTCCGGGAAGAGTCAGTGAAAGGACAGGGAAATGGAAACACTTACAATGTTACAGTCAATGCATCTGGCAGAAAACTATTAGACATTATCATTGATGAAGCAGAGCTTAGGAGACGCAGAAACGGCGGTCAGAATCCATTCTTGTTAGGAGGTGTGTAAATGGCACAGGAGCAGTTTAAGATTGACGGGGTCATTATAAAGGCCCCTGATACATATAAGCCAGTGTTCGCAACTACATCCACAGAAAGTTCCAAAAGGAGTCAGGATTTAGTTATGCATAACACACCAATGGGAACCATTGCTGGGTATGACATGGAATGGGGCGAACTTACGTGGACTGAAATAGCAACCATACTAAATACTGTACTTAACAAAAGTCAATTCATATTCCACCATAAAGACCCAACTGTTCCGGGAAGATGGGTAGACAGAACATTCTACGCATCAAATTTTAACATGGCAGCGCAAACACTCAAGGATAATGAGGAACGATGGACAGGATTAATTATTAACGCAAGGAGCATTCGACCGGTATGATTAATGTTACAAATCAGTTAAAGACGGAATCTTTCTTAAATAGCAACTATTATGTTACGGCGAATGCGGTGCTGCGTGATGGGACAATTTTAAGCCTGGGAAAAGAAGATTTCTACCTTGACGGAAACGGAATTGTAGATTCTTCTGATTCCGGGGATTTCCCGATAGGTATAGCCATTGAAAAGACAGCAACATTGGCATTGGTCAATGATGACGATAGGTTTTCTGACTACAACTTTGCCGGGGCGCAGTTTACCCTATTTTTAAATTTGCAGCTGTCTGATAGATTGGAAATCATTCGCCGCGGCACATTCATCGTATCAAAAAAACCTGCCACGTCCGATGAGATTAATCTCACTTTGCTGGACTATATGAGTAAGGCAGAGACAGGCTACAATACAAACCTTGTTTTCCCATGCTCTGTCAGAGAGGTTTTAGAAGATGCCTGTCAGCAGACCGGGATTGTGCTGGGTGATGCAGTATTTAAAAATGCAGACTATCAAGTACAGAAGAAGCCCGAGAACACCACTTTTAGAGCAGTAATCGGTATGGTTGCAGCTCTGGCAGGCGGCAACGCTCGCATTGACGAGAATGATAATTTGCGAATCATCACTTTTGACGATGGTGCAGACACTATTACCTTAGAAACAGTTCCATGGTGCGACATTAACGGAAACACTATTCTTGACATTGATAGTAACGAGATTGAGACAATTCTCGAGCGAAAAGGATTTAAGCTAAATTTTATCAATAACCTTACTTATGATGTTGATGATGTAGTTGTCACCGGGGTCAAATATGTGAATAATGAAACAGAATATAAGTACGGTACAGACGGATATGTCATCACGATTGACAACAAGCTTCTGAGTGGCAATGAACAGACGGGTGTTGACCTGATCGGAAAAGAACTTGTCGGTATGAGATTAAGACCATTCTCTTGTGACAGCATAGCAATCGGATACGCCACATTTGGAGATAGAATTACATTTTCCGACATTAAAGGCAATATTTACTATTCATATCTTACAGATGTAGACTTCGCATTCTCTGGCAGTACAAGCTTCTCTTGTAATGCAAAGAGCATGGAAGACATCGATGCTGACTATCCAGACAGCATGCAGGTCGAGGTCGACAACATAAAGAAAGATTCCGAGAAAAAGATTACTGCCTATGATGCAAAATTAAAGCAGATGAATGAATTAGCTGCAAATACACTTGGATTTTATTTTACTGAGGAAATTCAGCCAGACGGGTCTTCGGTATCATATCGTCACGACAAGCCTACGCTTGCTGATTCTAAAGTAATCTACAAGACGGGTGTTGATGGATTCTTCTTGTCAGTAGACGGAGGCCGGACTTGGAAAGCTGGATTTGACAGCAACGGTGATGCAGTGCTGAACATTCTGTATGCTATCGGTATACAGTCGGATTGGATCAATACAAGAGGATTCACAGCAAAAGACAATGACGGCAACATTACGTTCCGCATTGACGCAGAGACAGGGGCTGTCAATCTTAATGCTACAGAACTCACGATCAAAGGAAAAACGCCTGAAAATGTCGCAAATGCCGAGGTTGAGAAATTTATTACAGAAGTGTATTCTCCACAGATTAAGGTTCTCCAGGAGCAGATTGACGGGCAGATAGAAGCATTCTTTGGAGACTATGTTCCTGATGGTAACAATGAACCGGCATCCACTTGGGCAGATGATACAACCAAAGAGAAACACTTAGGTGACCTGTTTTATATTGTAAACAACGAAGAATATGGCGGACAGGCTTACAGATATGCAAAGATTAATGGCGAATACAAGTGGGATTATGTAAAAGACACTGCGGTGGTCAAAGCTCTGGCTGATGCGGCGCAGGCACAAAACACGGCAAATGCAAAGAAAAGAATTTTCGGAGCAGAGCCGGTGCCGCCTTACGATATTGACGATTTATGGGTTCAGGGAAAGACAGGGGACATTCTTAAGTGTCAAAAGGCAAAGGCAGAGGGCGCAAGCTATGACGCCGATGACTGGGTGAGAGCATCTAAGTATACAGATGATTCAGCAGTTACAGCCTTTATCAAGGGCGTTTTTGCTGATACGATTGAAAGCCTCCAAGAGCAACTTGATGGCAAGATTCAGACCTGGAGCCAGGATACAGACCCGGCGCTTGAATGGACAGAAACAGAAGAGATTCCGTGGACAGATGTTGATGGTAATTCCATTCTGGACGTAGGCGGAAATGAGATTTTAATTGTTTGGGAAAAAGGCAAATATATCCACAAAGGAGACCTTTGGCAGAATACCGCCAATAACGCTAACACGCGCTGGCGGTGGGACGGAAATGAATGGGTTGAACAGAAAGCCCCGGATTATCTGTTTGATAAGATTGATGGGAAAGCGGCAGTTTATTTTGAACAGCCTAAGCCACCATACAACATGGGAGATTTCTGGGTCACATCAAAAGCAGACGGCGAAGCTTCTATTAAAACAGCGGTTAGAAGTCGGTCGGATGGTGCATTTACCGATACTGACTGGATTGATTTCAAATATGTGGACAAAACCGATATTGATAATGCAGTCAAAGAGTATGATACAAGCCTTGGACAGGATGAAGTATTTAATAAGCTAACAAACGGCGGTGAAGACCAGGGAATTTATATACAGGACAAGAAACTGTATGTAAATGCAAATTACATCCTTGCAGGCGTTTTGGCAGGCAAATTTATCAATGCGAAAGGAATTAAGGTTATTGACAGTGATAACCAAATCACTCTCCATATTGATGATAGTGGAAATGTGCACATCGCTGCGACAGAGTTCTCATTAAAAGGAAAAGCTGTCTCTGAAATAGCAAAAGATACCGCGTCCAATACTGCAACAGAAATCGCGACAAAATACGCTACACTGAATGTACTATTATCAAATGAATTTCAAGGAATTCCGACGGATTCATCTGGCGAATATACTACATTTCCGACATGTAAAACTACGGTAACTGTACTGTATGGTGCTGAGAATGTGACCGCACGGTCAAACATTTCATTTTCAGCAGAAAAAGGAATAAGTGGTTCAGCATCAGGGGCAACGTACACGGTCTCTGGACTGTCCGTGGACAGTGGCACAATCACAGCAACTGCAACTTACAATGGGATGACCGCAAAGAAAGAATTTGTAGTTGTGAAGCAAAAGCAAGGTGATACCGGAAATGGAATCTCGAAGATTGTACAGCATTATCTCGCTACGTCCAGTTCGTCTGGCGTATCAACAAGCAGTTCTGGATGGACAGAAACTGTGCAGACTCCAACACCGGACAAGCGGTACCTATGGAACTATGAGGAGACTTTCTTCACAAACGGGGCTAAGACGACAACACTTCCTCACGTGATTGGCGTATATGGAGAAAAAGGTAAAGACGGACAGGACGGAAAAGATGCCAGTGATATGACCCAGTTGGATATTTTTAATAAATTAACCAACAACGGGGAAACACAGGGGCTATATCTTTATAACAACAAGGTGTATCTGAATGCCTCGTATATTGACACTGGCGAGCTAGCGGGATGGGAAGTCGGATATAAAAAACTTTCGGCAGAAAATGGCACGTATGGAAAAGTAATACTGGACGCTTCGACCGGAGAGATTTATTCGGAAACGAATACAGGGGTGTATGTACCAGGATATGGTACACTGTATGGAACACGAATTAGAGGAATCAATCTTTATACAGGAACCCTACATGCAAGTTCAGTCTCGGTTAATACCAGTGTTTCGGCGGGCAGTGTTTCGGCTGGTGCTATTAGCGCAACAAAGACCATTGAAGCGGACGGAATTATTAAATCATACAGTCACATTGAAGCGTGGAATAGCGGGCATTTTTATTGCGGGGGCACGGGTACTGATTTAGCAGATGCTTCTATCAGAGGGAGTTTGAAAGTAAGAGGGACAAAATCAAGATCAGTTTCGACGGTAGACTATGATGAACAGCTCTTTTACTGCTATGAAATGCCAACCCCATTCTTTGGAGATATCGGTGAATCCGTAATATCGGATGACGGGACTTGTATGATTGACATAGATGATATCTTTCAGGAATCTGCAAATGTCGGCATTAAATATTATGTGTTCTTGCAAAAAGAAGGAGAGGGCGACTGCTGGATAGCTGAGAAAGAGCAGAATTATTTTATCGTAAAAGGAACTCCGGGACTTAAATTTTCGTTCGAAATCAAAGCAAGACAAATTGAATATGAGCATATGCGATTTGCCGACCCAGGAGATACGGCTTATACAGACGCAAGAGATATAGAAATCCTTGAACCAGATTACGAATCAGAAGGAGCGGAGATCACGGAACCAGATTATGAAAAGGAACTTTTTAATGACAGGGAAAACATTATTGACGAAATGGGGAAAATATAATGAAGAAAATTCTTACAAGTTTTATGAATCTTAGCACAGGAGAGGGAAGTCGTATCGCTTACACCTATTCTGAGGTAAACGAGGAAACAGGAGAAGTTGTCAGCCAGAATAATAAAGGCAATTTCCTTGTGATGAATGACGATGTACAGACTCATCTTGATGCAGTCAAAAAATATATCCGGGACAAATATTTAGCATAAGGAGGAAACAGTTATGCCAAAGTGGACAGATTATACTATAAAAACTACAGTAGCTGATAATGATGAGATTATGACACTTGATACGGCAGGAAAGGCAAATAAACGCCTTTCACTGTCTACTCTTTCAGACTGGGTACTTGGAAAAATTGCCGATAAAGTATTTGAGAAGCTTCAGACAAATGACAAAACGATTCTGGGAGCGATTAATGAATTAAATAGTAAGACGTTAGCACCAAGAGGTAATATTACGGAATCATTGGATAATTATAAAACGACAGACGGTACACATCTTCCAGGCGTATATTTAATCAATGGATATGATGTATTTGGAGACGGGAAAAATAAATGGGGCATATTAATATTATTTCAATATATTAATGTCCAATTAATGATAATTGAAGGTGGAAACATATATTCTAGGGATTGGTCTGGAAATCCTCTTCATTGGACGAACTGGAAAATTTTTTCTAACTCTAATATGGAATAAAATTCCTCTTCCCATTTAATTCATTAAAAAATGGAAAGCTTTCGTAAAACCTCTACCTATTTATAAGGAACAGTACAAAGGTTAATCAAGAGTCGGTCAGATACAATCATCACAAATATGTTATTTAGCATTATCCGGCAGGCAATCACCTGTCGGATTTTTAAATTGGTACAGAGATGCCTTAACGCTAAATGTTATAATCAAAATTAGGTAAGAATCTTTGCGAAAGGAGCGGGCAACATGACAACTGAACAAAAGAACGTCCTGAGAAAGATTATTTACGCAGTCGAAACCGGCGGACAGGTTTACGGACAGCAGGATTATTCTGACTTCACGGAAGCCTATGAGAATAATTCAGATGAACACGCAATCACAATCGGAGCAGGAGCATGGTACGCAACCGAAGCCAAGACGCTTCTGGAGCGGATTTACGATGCCGACCCGAAACAGTGGGAGAATATAGACAAGGTCAGACTTCTGGAACAAGTTCAGACCGCAAACTGGGAATGTTTTAATATTTCCAGAGTATCACAGCTTGCTAATACCATAATTGCCCTTATTTCGTCCAAAATTGGCGTTAAATGCCAAGATAGCCTTATGGATGAACAATTAGCCACCTATGCAGAAGAAGCCCTTAAAATAGGTGTCACGGACGCTAGAGGGCAAGCTATGTGTGTGAACTTTAGACACCAAGGTGGACAGGGAGCAGTAACGAGGATTCTGGCAAAGACTAAGAAACCATATACACTCGATAATCTCTATGCAGCCTGCCAGACGGACACAGGGAACCAAGTCGGGGCATATAAGGACAGACAGAGGTTTGTTTATAACGCATTAAAAACATATTTTCCAGAAAGTGAGGATAAGAGCATGAACGCAATTGACAAATTAATCCGGATTGCAAAAAACGAAATCGGATATCTTGAAAAAGCAAGCAATAGTCAGCTCGACAGCAAGACGGCAAACGCCGGAGAAAATAATTATACAAAATACTGGCGAGATATTAAGCCGGATTATCAGGGACAGCCGTGGTGTGCAGCGTTTGTTTCGTGGTGCATGATGAAAGCATTCGGCTTAGACACAGCAAAGAAACTTTTAAAACATTGGCCATACGTTTACTGCCCGACAATGGCGGATTTATTTACTTTGAACAGCAATCCGAAAACTGGTGATATTGTAATTTTCAAACATAATGGAGAATTTACGCACACTGGAATCGTAATCAAAGTGTCAGGAGATCGGTTCTGGACAGTCGAAGGAAATACTTCTGGTGGCTCTACAATTATTGCAAATGGCGGTGGTGTGTGCCAAAAAAGTTACTACAACAGCAACCTCCCGGGAACAAAATTCTGCACTCCAAACTACAATTTAGTTAAAAATACAACATCAGTTTCAGACTCAGATACAGTCAAAAAACAGAACACAAGAGCCTACATTGCACAGATAAAAAAGGACACAAAATGTTATACAAAATCAAACAAAAATAGCCTATCTAAACTGTTTCCGAAGTTGAAAAAAGGTGCAGTTGTAGAGGTGATGAAGTACACAGAAACTGACAGTTCCGGGCTGAAATGGTACTTCATCAGAATCCCGTACCCGAATGATGATGGGTTCGTATTTGAGTTTGTCCCGAAGGGCGTATTTACCAGAATTTCAGAAATTCATAAATAAAAACTCCCGGGGATAGTACCCCGGGAATCATGCTTCTTATAACATATTGTATCATTTCGTTTTGTAAATCCTATTAGTTCGTTGGACACACGTTAGTCACAAACAAAAAAATCATTTCCTAATTAAATATCCTATAAAGTACTGTATTTAAAGGATTTTCTGACATTTGCATAGTTCTAATCAATATCCTGATTGAATACAATTAGAATAATGAAAATGAAATGAGTGAATTCCTTGTAAAATCGCTGAGAATGTTGATTTTACAAGGGTTTCGCGCGTTTTTATGTTCTGAATTGTGATGAATAAAATTGATAAAATAAGATTCCGTTAGTCACAGTTAGTCACAAATGGGACTTTTATTTTCTCAATCTCTGTGCGGAGTTCTTCCAATGTCCTGTGTCCATATACCGCGTTTGTAACATCTCCACCAAAAGAGTGACCCAGCATTCGCTTCCGGTCGTTCTCCCGGACGCCGTATTTTTCACATAACATAGAAAAAGTATGCCGGCAGTCATGCGGAGTGTGTTTCGGATCGCCAACAATCCCAAGACGTTCGAGTGTAGGATAGAACAACGCTTTTCTGTGATGCTGCTGAGTATACACGCATAATTTTCCATCTTGTGTCAGCACTTTCTGTTCGACAAAATGGTATATAGCGGGATGTATCGGGACAATTCTGTTTTTACCGGCTTTTGTTTTGATGCCGCCTTGAAAGTATCCTTCTTCTAAGTTGGTTGTAAGTTTTAACACTTCACCGATTCTCCAGCCGGAGTAACACATAATAAGAATGAGCTGTACTTCTTGATTGTCGGTATTATTCCACAGCACTTGCATTTCCTGATCAGAAAAGGGCGTTCCATGTTCGGTGTCATTATCAGCATTGACATGGACATATAACGCCTTGTTTTCCGTTACAATTTCTGAGTAAACGGCATATTTATACATCTGCTTGAACAGTGTAAGAATTGCCATAAGACTCTGACGTTTTAACGGGCAGTCATCAATTACCTTTTGCAGATCAGGCGCTTTTAAATCCTCAAAGATACGATTGTACAGAGTCGTGCAGTTCGAGTAAGCGGTCTGGTAAGCTATCTTTGAACTATAAGAAAGTTTTGAACCCTCTGGAAACTTCCATGCGTAAAACTTCTCATATACCTCTGAAAACGTCAATTTCTTGATTTCCGGGTGTTTATCCTCTACGCCCTTGATTGTATTGTAGTCAGCAATTAAACGAGTAATAAGGGTATCTACGTCCGTTGTAGGTGATATCTCAAGGTCTCGTTCCATCCCTGGCTGATATGTTCCTGCCTTGTATGCGGTCAGTACAGTAAATCCTTTAATCCAGTCGTCTACATAGCAGATTGCAGGCGGTCGGACGGGTTTTCCGGTCTTTTCATCCAGTACTGCCGGAGGATGGACCGCAAATGGATTCCTGCGGTTGCCGCCCAGGTACCGTATTGTTCCGAAACTGTTAGGGAGCTTCGGGTATTTCTTTCTTTTCTTCGCCATTTTTATTCCCTCTTTCTGTAGCTGTATTTAGGTATAAAAATAACAGCCGAACAAATTTTCTGACTTGCCCGACTGCTCCGAAGATGATACAATATGTTTTGCCAGAATATTACATTTCTTCGGAGATGTATAAATGCCACCTCGGTACGCCAATGCCGGGGTGGTTTTTACTAGTTATGTGATTTCCAATTTACTCTCATTACAATTCCTACAATCCAATAAATTCCACCAGTGAAGATTCCTAAAATGAAAATCCAAAACCAACTTAAATACCATGGCATTTTCCGTCTTATATACGGCGTACCTGAACTTGCCGCTGAGGACGCAGAGGAAGACGCAGAATTGTTAATGACGATGTCTCTGTTGTTAGAAGTCAACTGCTCTACTTGCTTTCCGCACTTAGGACACACTACGCAGTCGTCGTCGATAAGTTCTCCGCAGTGCTTACAATATTTTTTCTTTTCATTCATGATAAACACCCTCCCGATATGTTTTCACCACGTTTCGCACTTTTCATGCGGATTATGTATTTTGTACCGCTGATTTTGCAATATTATGTAAAGTACGGTTATTCGTGGTATTTTTATTTTATCATTTTAAGAGCATATTGTAAAGATTTAGAACGAAATAGAGTGATTTAGATGAAAAAGAAATGTTTTTTTCTATAAAATAGTGAGAGTTCATGTGTATCATTGGCAGTTGCCAAGAGTCGGAATAGGTGGTATAATAGCAAAAGCGAACTAATGTTCGGTTCTATTTCCCACAGCCGGACATATACTGTAGTGTAGGTGGTAGTTGCGACAGGGAGGGTTATTTATGGATTATAAAGAAAAGATATTGTTACTTTTAGAAAAGGTCAAATCAGAAAGTACATTGAAGCGTGTATATAAATTATTAGAATATCTCTATTTGAAAGAAAAGTAAAAAAAGAATGAGCCGAGGACTGATTCCCCGGCTCTTTTTCTTAGTTGTTTTCCAGTTCTTCAAGAATCTCCTGAAGCTGTTTCCATCTTTCCTCGCTTAGTTTTGAGAACTTCACGAGGATTTTCTTTGCAAAGTCGTTATCTCCTGTCATAACCGAATCTACGATAGCCTGCGCATCGCTATCGTCATCCTGGAACATATCCCCGGTTCCGTTTACGAGCCAGTCGTAGTTGACTTTGAACTCTCGGCAGATTGATTTGACGACTATATCTTTTATTTCGATTCTATCACCTTCGATATTTGCCATCATATCTCTGGACAATCCAATTCTTTGTCCAAACTCTGTCTGAGTAAGATGTAGTAATTTTCTTACTTCCTTAATGCGGTCATTCATTTCCTCACCTCCTTGAAACAATTATACCATATAGAAATGTGTAAATCAACACAAAAATATTTCAAAAAGTGTTGACAAACACTTTGAGCGTGTTATAATGTGTATATCAACACAAAGCAACGCAAGAAAGAGAGGAAAAAGGATATGAATAAAATCAGAAGAAAGAGATTGGCTGAGGCACTTGATCTGATCTCACAAGCTAAAGACATTTTAGAAGAAGTTAAAGATGAAGAACAGGACGCATTCGATAATCTGCCAGAAAGTTTTCAGTATAGTGAGCGTGGTGAGCAGATGGAAGAGTATATTTCAGATATCGAAGAAGCATTTGATAACTTAGAAGAAGCTGAAGGACTTATTTCAGAAATTTAAGAAAAGAGGTAATAGATATGACAAAGAAACAGTATAAGCGACGCGTAATGGAAACATTCAGGACATTTAAAATGAAATATGTGCCTGATGAAAAAATGATAACTGATAGAATCGGCACTCCGAAGTGGGGTTACGTTATTCCCGCAGATCCACACAAGGGCGAAGTATTAAGAAGCTATCAACAGGCATGGGATACCATAAATGCAGTAATAAACGGATAGCCGAAACGGTCAGGAATGACCGTCCACCAGAGATAACCTACTGGTGCTGATGATGGCAGGTTCAAAGTCAGGTGTCCAAACGGAGTAAGACTATAAATTGAAAGGAGAATATATATGTCAGAAGAAAAGAAGAATCTTATCAGAGATGTGACAACCCGTCTCGATAAGCTACCGGATGATAAAAAGAATTATCTTCTCGGGTACATGAACGGAGTTATGGATAATGAGAAAATTCATAGTTCCAAGAAAGAAGTAGTTAATTCAAATTAGAAAGGAGAAACATGAACGAATTACATATTTTTAATTCAGAGGAGTTCGGAAAAATTCGAACAATAGAAATTGACGGGAAACCGTATTTTGTTGGAACAGATGTTGCGAAAGCACTTGGATACAGTAATCCGAGGAAAGCCATTCTTGACCATTGTAAGGGAGTAACGAAACGTGACACCCCTACATCTAGTGGCGTTCAGTCAATGTCATACATAAATGAGGGAGATTTGTACCGCCTGATTATGAAGTCGAAACTTCCATCGGCAGAGAAATTCGAATCATGGGTTATGGATGAAGTTCTTCCGACAATCAGAAAGACAGGCTCATACCAGAAGCCACTGACGACAGTTGAACAGATACAGGTTATTGCGACAGGATTCTTAGATCACGAAGAGCGGCTTAACAGACTTGAAAATACCATGACTATTGACTACGCACAGCAGGAATCTATTAGAGACTTAGTGTCAAGTGTCGTAATTGCTCACCTTGGTGGGAAAGAGTCAAATGCTTACAAGGAAATTGGCAAGAAAGTATTTGCTGAATGCAACAGGGACATAAAGACTTACTTCGCAGTAAATGCCCGTAATAACATCCCTAAGCTGAGATTTGAAGAATCTATGGAATATGTCAGAAATTGGCATCCATGCACCAATACAGTAATGATGATACGTGACTGTAACGCTCAAATGAGTATCAGTTAGAAAAGAGGTTTATATGAGTGCAGTTGACAATTACGTAGAACAGAATGCACAGGTTCATCAGTTCGCCGCAGAGGTTGCGAGAATCATATCGGGCATTCCACAGATGCCAGAGTTCTCAAACGAGCGCCTGACAGTATCAGATGTAAGTAAAATGACAGGCATTCCTATACCATCTGTCAGAGCAGGAATCATCTATGGATGGTTGCCTATCGGTACGGCGTATCGTGGGAATAAAGTGATTCACGACAGAAAAGGTTCTGGAAGAATAGAATTTGTTATCTCTCCAAGAAAGCTCTGGGAAGAAACAGGATATATCTGGAGAGGAAAAGAAGCATTAAAGTGATAGTGCCCCGGCGGTGAAGCACCACCAACCGGAGCGTTGCACCAACTAAACCACACTTAGTAGGTACAAGTTAATTATAACTTCGTATCTGCTAATTGTAAATACCAAAAAAGGAGAAATTAGCACGATATGAGCAGAAATAGCACAAATAAATGTGAAAATGTTCCGACATGGGACGAACTTGAGTTCATTCTTGCGACAGAAATTGTCGAAGAAAGTAGAAAAAAAGCAAGAAAATGGTTTATTACATGGTTGGTCACAACTGCCGCACTGGTAGCCAGCAACCTTGCATGGATTGTAGGAAAGGTAAGATGAAACAGTATATCATCATTGCGGCGTGTGTTCTTGCCGGTAAATACATAGACATACCTGTCTGGCTGAACATTGCTTTTGCGATTACTACATGCTGGACAGTTAAGCAGATCAATAAAGAATGGGAATAAATACAGGAGGGAAATGAAAATGTTCGAAAAAGAAATAGATGAACTGTACGGACTCTGCAAAAGAGTTGCACATGAAGTTCCAGATGCATTCATTAATTTTGATTATTCTTCAATAGGATTGACGGTATACGGAACAAAAAATAAAAAGGAACTTTATGGACGCGGAAAATGCGAATTTCAATGGGACATATCCGAAAGAATCTACAATGAGCCTGAACTTAAAGAATATAGTCTCACTGCATATAAAACCATAAAAGAATATCTTTTGGGGCTCCTGATAGATGGGAAGTGTCCAAATGAGTAAGCAGATAGCAATTATGAAACTTCTTCCCAGTCTGGAGATAGCAGGATGTATCAATGAACTTCTCAGAGAGCTTCAGTCCAGAGGCGATTACATTCTGGATTATGAGAACTGCGATATGTCTCTGGACCATGTGGAATACCACAAAGCTGAAGATATTGATGGAGAGAAGTTCGGAGATGCATCAGATAACCTGTATTGCTTTTTCAAGGCGGTGTAAGTATGGACGAGCGCATCCAGGAAGTATTGAGATTAATCGACATACAGCTTGCTACAGTGACGGATAATCCGATTGAAGAACAGTACAAGGCAAGGACATTGGCGAGCTACGTACAAGCCTTAAACGGGCTTTTAACGGCTCAGAAAGCATATAAGGAGGGAAGTTTATGATAACTCTTGAAGCAAGCAGATTTATGGTGGCATGTGAAGATTATGAATCTAAGGTATTTATTCGAGATCGTAACGGTATTAAAGAAGTTACGGAATCTATGAACGACGAGGATAAAAATGAACTGATAAGTGATTTAATATATGTCGTTTCAAAACTGGTCAAAGAGAGGGGACGCTAATGAGCGAATTTGAAATCCGTATTCTGGCAAGGAAGAAGCAGCCCGCAACCGATAAGGATAACCCGGTTGTGAAAGTATCAACAGGTGCTTACAACGCACTGGTTGAAATTTATAACGAATCAACCTTATCAATGAAAGATATCGCAAGTTTGCTGATTATCGAAGGCAGTAAACATGTGGTTTATGACAAGGAGGAATAGAAGTGAATATATATGAGAAGTTAGGCATTATTCAGTCAAAGTTGAAAGCCCCTAAAGGGCAGTATAACTCATTTGGGAAATATAAATACAGAAGCTGTGAGGACATTCTTGAAGCAGTAAAGCCGCTTCTGGCAGAAACAAAGACAGTATTATGTATCACTGATCAGATGGAAGTGGTCGGAGACAGAATCTATGTAAGAGCAGAAACGCATTTAAAAGATGCAGAGGATTCTTCTTCTGAAATCGTAACAGTTGCTTATGCAAGGGAAGAAGAGTCAAAAAAAGGCATGGATTCTTCCCAGGTTACAGGCGCAGCGTCATCTTACGCAAGAAAGTATGCACTGAATGGTTTGTTCTGCATTGATGACAACAAAGACAGTGATTCTACTAATGCAGGCAGCAGCGGAAAAACAGCAGCTAAAAAGCCAGAATCAAAAGAACCTGTTGAGATGATTACTTCAGAAAATGTAATGAGCATCCAGAACATCATTGACAAATATCCGAATTCTAACTTGTTTGAACAGATTAAAACTCGTTTCAAGGTAGACGATGTGAAAGGACTCACAAAAGAAAAAGGGCAAAAATGTCTCAAAATGTTGATTGAGTACGATAAACAGCATAGTGGAAAGGAATAAAAAATGAACAAAGTTATTCTTGCAGGACGATTTACAAGAGATCCAGAAGTCAGATATACAAATGATGGAACATCAATCGCAAGATTTTCCATTGCAGTCAATAGAAGATTTGTAAAAGAGGGTTCTGATCAGAAAGCGGACTTTCTTAATTGTGTTGCATTTGGAAAGTCTGCGGAATTTATCGAAAAATATTTCAGAAAAGGTATGAAAGCAGATTTATCTGGAAGAATCCAGACAGGATCCTATACGAATAAAGACGGCGTGAAGGTATATACAACAGATATTGTTGTCGAGGAAATCGAATTCGGCGAAAGTAAAGGTTCTTCACAGGCACAGACAGCATCACCTACACCGAATCCAGAAGCCGACCCGGACGGCTTTATGAGCATTCCTGATGGTATCGATGAGGAGATGCCATTTAATTGATACAGATTGATAGCAGAGAACATCAGAAAGTTATTGATGGTATTAAAAAGGTATTTGACGAGGCAGGGGAAAAATGGTTCGTGTCAAAGCTGTATGTGGGTGATTACATGAATTATGATAACCCACGTTTAGTAGTTGATAGAAAACAGAACCTTGCAGAGTTATGCGGAAATGTATGTCAGCAGCATGAAAGATTCCGATCTGAAATTATCCGGGCAAATGAAGCAGGAATAAAACTTGTCTTCTTATGCGAACACGGGAAAGGAATCGAAAAGCTGGACGATGTTCTCTGGTGGGAGAATCCCAGGGCGAAGAAAAGAGTTAAAGAGAATGGCATCTGGGTAGAGCAGGAACAGAAAGTTATGCATGGAGATGTCTTATATAAGATTCTTTGCACGATGCAACGCAAGTATGGTGTTGAATTTCTGTTTTGCGACAAGAAAGACACTGGCAAAAGAATTTTGGAGATTCTGTCAAATGAATAAAGAAACAATTAAACAACAGAATAGCATGAGGGACGTTCTAAGCAGATATGGCATGGTTCCAAACAGAGCAGGATTCGTTCGGTGCCCATTTCATCCGAAAGATCGTACTGCATCCATGAAAATTTACAAAGACAGCTACTATTGCTTCGGATGTGGTGCGACTGGTGACATTTTTACATTTGTCCAGAACATGGATAATTGCGATTTTAAGACAGCTTTTACCATGCTTGGGGGAACTTACCAGAAACCAGATTTCTCTTCCAGAATGGCAATATATCACGCTCAGAAGCAAAAAGAAATGAGAGAGAAAGCAGAGCGGAAGAAAAAAGAAGAATTGCAGGAATGTTTGTCCGATATTGACTTTTACAGGTCTGTTCTTGGCAGAGTAAGGCCATTATCAGATGGATGGTGTGAAGCATGGAACAAATTACAGCTTGCATTATATAAGCATGGATTCATAACAGGATTGGAAGAAGGTGATTAAAGAAAATGGAACAGATTAACAAGCTCACATCAGAATCAATTCTGGAAGAAGAAGTGTTTAATGAGATATTCAAGCAAGAAGATGAGATTTACAAGGCACGTTTGACATTGACGCTTCTGGACAGGGCAAAAGAGCTTGGAGTAAAGAAGAAATTTGAGAATCTGTTAAAAGTCTACACAAAAGTACATAAGCAGATCCTTGAGAAAGAAAAACAAGAGAAACCTGTATCCACATTAAATCAATGGACAAATTTCTCTGATTGCGAATATGACCGCATGAAATGTCTCAACTGGATGGCAGATGATGAGGGAATCAGGATTTCAAATACAAATCCAGGATCACCGGATATTATAGCCTGTTATCATCCGATTCTTCCAATCGAACGAATGAAAAACATGGAGACTGGAGAAGAGCAGATTAAGCTTGCATATAAGCGAAACGGTAAATGGTCTGAAATTATCGTTCCAAAGACAATGATTACATCCGCGACTAAAATCGTAGGGCTGTCAGCGTTGGGAATTTCAGTCACTTCGGAAAATGCGAAGTATCTGGTCCGGTATCTGTCAGACGTAGAAAATGCCAATGATGATTATATCAACATCCAATATTCTTCTAGCAAAATCGGGTGGATTCGAGATTATTTTCTGCCTTACGACAAGGATATCGTATTTGATGGTGATATGAGATTTCGGCAGTTATACGAAAGTATCAGTGTAGGCGGCAGCAGAGCAGAGTGGTATGAACATGTAAAAAGGGTTCGTGCTACTGGAAGAATCGAACCAAAAATCATGTTGGCTGCAAGTTTCGCAAGCATTCTAATTAAACTGGTCGGTGCTCTTCCGTTCTTTGTGGACTTATGGGGTGAAACCGAGGGTGGTAAAACTGTGACGCTTATGTTGGGGGCTTCCGTCTGGGCAAATCCGGGTGAATCACGATACATAGGAGACTTCAAGACAACGGATGTGGCGCTGGAAGCAAAGTCCGATATGCTTAACAATCTTCCATTAATTCTGGATGATACTTCAAAGGTGTCGGCTAAAATCCGAGATAATTTCGAGGGAATTGTGTACGACCTGTGTTCTGGAAAAGGAAAGAGTCGCTCCAACAAGGAGCTGGGTGTTAACCGGGAGAATCGCTGGCAGAATTGTATTCTGACTAACGGCGAACGACCGCTCGCTGGGTATGTCAGCCAGGGCGGAGCGATTAACCGAATCATCGAGGTTGAGTGCTCTGAAAAGATATTTGACGACCCGCAGCTTACCGCAGATACCCTTAAAAAGAACTACGGGTACGCAGGAATCGATTTTGTAAATGTAGTTAAGGAAATGTCCATTGACGATATAAAAGCCATACAGAAGCATTTTCAGAGCCTTATACAGGATGATGATAAAATGCAGAAGCAGAGTATATCAATGAGCATTATCCTGACAGCAGATAAAATCGCAACAGATCAGCTATTCCATGATGGCCAGTACATTGACATTGAGACGGCGAAGAGCCTCCTGACAGAGAAAGAAATGGTTTCTGAAAATGAACGTGCCTACTGGTTTGTACTTGATAAGATTGCCATGAACGGAATTAAATTCGACGATAACCCAGATATCAAAACAGAAAGATGGGGAATTATTGACAATGACCCGGTAGAGAAAACGTCGACTGCAATAATCTATAGTGTAGCGTTTGATGATCTGTGCAAAATTGGAAGATTCTCTCGGAAAGCATTTTTATCATGGGCTGTTAAGAAGGGACTTGTGGAAACCGACAGTAGAGGTTATCCGACCAAGGCGAAGAAACTGGACGGAATTGTTACAAAATGTGTGTTCTTGAAAATTGTAGATGAAATTCCGAAAGGATTTGTGAATTGTAGTGATGATTTTGAAATTACGGACGATATTGTGTTTGATTAACAAACAATTCGTTCAAAAGGTAACCGGGTAACCTAGGTAACCTTTGATTCTGTATATATATATTTGAGTATTTATATGCACATATTGAGTATAAAAGTTTCCCTATATGAGAAAGTCAGGGTTACTCGGTTACTCGGTTACCTACCTGTAAAATCAATGGTTTACACAAATTAGTACGGTTACTTTACGGTTAACAAAGGTTACTTATATTAAAATAATATAAATATATTATATTTATAAAATAAAATTAAATAGAGCGTATACAGTATATTGTATACAATATTCAAAGGAGATGATAAAAATAAAAGTAGAAGCAAAGGATATTCCGTATATTCAAAAATTTATGACTGAATTTTGGAAAGCTATAAAAGATTTCTATTCAGCCGAACTTACAGACGAATATTCCAAACAGGCTACTGATCGTCTGATAGAACTTGGAGAGTATGCGGAAATGTGTCCTGATGATAATGATAAACAGTTTATTAAGAATTGTCTAGTTGCTTTTAATAAATTATTAGATTCTAGGCAGAGGGAAGTGAGAAAGAATGTACAACACTAAGAATAAATACGAGCAGGGACAGGCGCTTAGAAGAGAAATCTACATGTATGTAGTAAGCTACTTTAAACTTGTTGGATACGCACCATCGGTCAGCGAGATTTGTGAGAAGGTAGATGCAAGCAGAGCCACCATCTGGAGACATTTGAACCAGCTTATTGATGATGGGTTGCTTAAAACAGCACACCCAAGTACTGATAGAGCCTATGCTCCGACAGGATACGGGTTCGGAAAGGTGAAGAAATGAACAAAATGCGTGAATATGAACGCGGCAGGGAAGATGGTCTTGACCTTGCTAGACGAATCACCAGAGAGGGCGGTCTTGAAGCCCTCGAAAAGGAATGCAGATTCAGGGGAGTAACAGGAATACATACTTCCCTGGCAAGAAAGGATCTGGACAAAGCATCTGAGAAGATCAAACAGCTTGTATCTGAATGCTGCGTGATCATGGCGATAGCTGTCCTGCATGATGAATTTGGATTCGGTCAGAAAAGATGCCAGAAGTTCATGGCAGGCATGGACAAAGCTTCGGACTATATCGACCAGGGCTTGGCTGAATGGATTGATTATGTGCAGGCTATCAAGGAAGAACTGGGAATTGAATTAAGCTTTTCAGGAGAAATAAAAAGACATGCAGAATAACGGACAGGTAGCATTTGGATAGGAAATCATGGAGGACTGCACAATAGCGTGTCAGTTGCTTACATGGGGAAAGTGAGGATGAAAATGGAACAGTTAAAGCCGTGCCCGTTTTGTGGAGAAGAGGCGCAAATTTTTACCGATGATGAAATGGGATATTTAGGTAATGCTCAGTATCTTGTAAGATGCGGTAACTGTCTTTGCGGTACAGGACATTATAACAATCCCGAATATGCAATAGAAGCATGGAATAAAAGAGCGAACAACGAGGAGGACGCAAAATGTTAATCAGAAGTCAGAACAGAGAAGTATTGCTTAATTTCAGTTCTGTGGCAGGCATTGAAATTAAGGAAGGACATGTAAAAACAATTATAACATCATACATAACCGGATGCAGTTATCTGCTAGGAGAATATTCGAATAAAGCAAAAGCCATGAAGATACTGGATATGATTCAGGAAGCTTATAGTGAATATCAAATCATGTTGAATTTCAGTGTAAGTTATCTTCACGAATTTAAAGAAAAAACAGATGGATTTGCTATCTTTCAGATGCCAGAAGATTCGGAGGTGGAAGCATGAGCGATGGAATTTGTTCAGAACGAAGACGGCACATTTAGTACATATAATGATACTTATGACATTGTAATACAATGTAAATCGAAAGAGGAACAGAAGAAAGTTATTGAGCGTTTAAAATCTACTAACTGGATTCCAGTCAGTGAAAGATTGCCGGAAGAACACGATTCCATATTTGCAAAGTTTAAAGGAACAGATAACTGGAAAAGAGGAATGTTCGAAAAAACATCTAAATATGTGATTGCTACTGTTGCGTTCGATGATGGGACAGTGTTAGCAGAGCAGGCGTATACTACTGATGGAATTTGGAGAACGGATAAAAAAGTTTTAGGGGGAACAGTAGTTGCATGGATGGATTTCCCAGAACCGTATAAGGAGGACTGAACATGGAAATGTCGATTTTTGAAAAAGACGGCAAGACTTGCACCAGATTCAAGGTCAGACTAAAAGAGTTTAAATCTTGGAGAGGTTTGCTGATAAAGTATGGCATTGATACTTCAGAACCGATCAAGAAAAACAGCAGATATATTTATTTCGAGAAAGAGGGTGACTGGATTAATGGGAAGATGTAAATTAGACTGCCCAGACGGCGAAACAGAGTGCTGCATCTGCTGTACTAAGCAGGAGTATTACCAGTGCAGATGTGATGATATGGACAGTTATGAATATGCGGAGGAGTGTGAAGAATATGTAAAGGAGGAAGAAACATGATTACATTCTTGTTAGGATTCACCCTTGGAACCATATTCGGAGTGGCTGGTCTTGTATGCGTGGCGATAATGTACGATAAGCACCACTCAGACAAATAGAAAGGAGAACGGTATGCTGACAAGGAACAAAAAGCTGAAAGATTACGGTATTCCGGCAGAGGACATAGAAAAACTTAATACGATGCTGAAAGACTTCCTGGCAGAGTATGGATACCTGCTTTCCAGTGCTGCCTTGTCAGCTTGCCCGAAGAACACGGTGATAGCGGATATGGTTATCGAGAATATCCTACACCGGAAAAGTTACAGGAAAATCAGCAAAGAAAGATATATCCCGATGAACCCGAAAGACTTCTACGGATACAGACGCAAGACCGTCGCTGTACTGTATGAGAGGATGCGGTTGTTGGGAGTGTGGGAGGATGAATAAATGCGTTTAATTGATGCAGACAAAATAATTGACTCTCTTGGAAATTCGGATATGGATTTTGCAATAGGTGCAGTTATTGACGAGCAGCCGACAGTTTTTGACATTGATAAGGTTGTGGAGCAGATTGAATACAGAAGAGCAAGTTTTGATTGTAGATCATGTGAATACAATGATGATGAAAAAACAATATGCAGTGAAGATTGTTCAGATGCACTTATTGATATTTTGCTGGAAATTGTGAAAGGCGGTGGAATTAAATGAGTAGATTAATAGACGCAGATGAATTGAAAGAACGATTTTGTGAAGAAAACTGTGGTAAGAACAGATGCGTTGATCACATGGATAAATGTGCATGGATTTTATCAGTAGAAGAAAGTAAAACTGCTTTCGATGTGGACAAGGCTGTGGAGCAGTTGGACACATACATAAAAAAACTGGTTGGAAGAAATGCTGCACTATATCAGACGGTTATACAAATTGTGAAAGGTGGTGGGGTTGAATGAGTAACGTATCAATTGAAATATTAGAAAAGCTAAAAGACAGCATGGTTGGAAGAAGGTATAAGCACTTCAAAGGAAGAACCTATATTGTCACCGATATCGCAGTACATGCAGAATCTGATGAAATCATGGTGATCTACAAGTGCTTTGTAGACTCACTTGTAACATGGTGCAGACCGTTGGCTATGTTTACGAGTGATGTGGACAGAGAGAAATATCCAAATGTTAAACAGAAAAGAAGATTTGAACCATTTTCTAGGCAGGAGGAACACAAATGAGTAGTGCAAGCGTAAGATTCGGAACAAAAGCGTATGTATGCGCAAGGTACTTCCTCAGACCGGGAAAGTGCTTCAAATACATCGACCAGCGTGGCGAAGATACCACGGAACACATCTATGAGGTCATGGCGTTATATCCTTATTGTGTATTGTTAAGAGATACCAGAAACGGAGTCAGAACTTGTCCGGGATATAATACTTTAAGTCTGATGTTGAGAGGAAGTGAAGCGAGTGAGTAAAGGCAAAGATATTTCTACTATGTTTACAAGAGAAGAAAACAAAAAGAACGGAAGGCTTGGATATTGTCAGGCTACAAGAGAAAAAGACACTATCATTAGTCCTTCACAATATGGAGCATTCTTGCAGAAAAGAGGTAGGAGAAGATGAGTAAATCAGTATTAATCATGAACACACCAAAAGGATGTTTTGCTTGCCCATTTCATATGGCGGATTTCAATTTTAATTTATGCCTTGCAACAAGAAATGATTCAATCAAAATTATTTCTAAAGTAAGCCATGAAGGATTCAAAAAACTGGCAGGAAGACCCGAATGGTGTCCACTGAAAGAATTGCCAGAAAAATTGGAAGCAAGCACACGTGATAATGAAAGATGCGGTCAAGACGCGGAAAATAAGCGATAAAAATAAACAAGCGACAAAAACAAGCGAAAAGGAGAGGTGAAGTAGATGGAGAGATTAACAGAATGGGAAAATGGTAGTGTCACATATAACGAAAAACGAGAGATTGAATGTGGTGAATATTGTGATAGCTGCTCGCAGGGCGCAGGAAATTGCGAAACAATAAAGAATATGATTAAAAAACTCGCTGAATACGAGGACTTAGAAGAACAGGGTTTGCTTGTGAGATTGCCGTGTAAGGTTGGTGATTCTGTCTTCATCATTGTTGGAAAAGATATTTCAAAACAGAAAATAAGAAAGGTAGAAATTTCTGATAATGGCATTATCTTTAAAACAAATAAGCAGAAACGAACATTTAGTATTGCCGGGTTTGGAGAAAGCGTATTCCTCACCCGTGAAGAAGTCGAGAAGAAGCTGGAGGAGATGAAGAAATGAAACCAGAAGAAGCAAGAGACATCCTTTCCGATATGAGAGACCAGCATTTGCAGTTCATTGACGGAGCTGAAAATACAGGAAGCTGGGGCGAAAATTTTTTAAAAGAAGCATGGGCGTGTGATTTTGGGACAAAGGCATTAGAAAAACAGATTCCAATGAAACCAAATAACATAAAATCTATTTTTGATTTTTCTGGCAGATATTATACGACAAAGGGCAATTGTCCAGTTTGCAATAGAGAGGGACTTTATAAATCAGATTTTTATTGCAATAAGTGCGGACAGAGATTAGATTGGGAGGGGTGAAATAAATGAATCTTAGAAAAGCTACTCTAACCGACTATGGAGTGCCACCGGATGATATACCGGCGCTTCAAAGTCATTTCAGACGCCTTGACGAAAATGACAAGTACAATCTTCTGCAAGTGTCAATCAAATATGCGCCAGGCATAGAAACGCAGATATACGACAGCATAGTGAACTGCATAGGATACCGGACTATGGAACGATTCCGAGATATGCCGGTATCTGAAAATGATTTCTACGGATATAAGCGCAGGACTATGGCAGAATATTATCACTTGGCAAAATTGACCGGAAGATTATAAAATTGATAAAAACTAAAAGTGGTGTAGAGGTACATAACCCCTAGTGTGGTATTATAGTGTATATAACTATAGCTATGCTAGGGGATTTTAATTCAGAAAGGATATGATTGGATGATGATAGGATGGCAAACGACCAGAATTTAAATAATAGAGCGGCGACGCAGTTTCGAGCAGGTGAGGAACAGGTGAGAATTGCAAAAAAAGGTGGTATTGCATCGGGTCAAGCACGTCGTCAAAAAAAGACTCTTTCTGAATTAGCAAAAATGATAGCTGAGAACCCTGCCCCGACTGCCGCAAAGAAGAAACTCACAAAGATGGGAATATATGATGAGGATGCAAATAATAATGCCTGTATTGTAGCTGCTGTATACGATAAAGCTATTAAAGGAAATATGCAGGCGGTGGACAAATGGGAACAGTTGGTAGCTGTATCAAAATCAGACGAAAGCAAATATGAACTTCCTGCCAGAGTACTTGGCAAGGCGTTCGTGGATATTAACCGACAGATTAAGCCCAACATTGAATATGTATTCGAGGGCGGCCGAGGTGGTCTGAAATCTTCATTTGTAGCTTTTAAGATTATTGAGCTTATCAAGAATAATCCTCAGATGCACGCCTGCATTACAAGACAGGTGGCCGGTACTCTGAAAGATTCTGTATACGCTAACATGAAATGGGCTATCAACGAACTTGGACTGACGGAAGAATTTGAATGCAAGGTGTCACCACTTGAAATCAAGTATATTAAGACTGGACAGACAATATACTTCCGTGGTCTGGACGATGAAACCAAACTGAAATCTATTAAGCCAGAGTTTGGATACATTGGAATCCTCTGGAAAGAGGAAAAAGATCAAATGAAGGGAGACGCTCAGGAGCGTTCTGTTAATCAGTCAGTGCTTCGTGGTGGCGATGAATCCTATGATTTTTCATCATATAACCCACCAAAATCAAAATCAAACTGGGTAAACAGGATCAAGCTCACGCCTAACCCGAAAAGAGTTATCCATCATTCGAGTTATCTGGAAGCTCCGGCGGAGTGGCTCGGACAGAAGTTTATTGACGATGCAGCGCATCTGAAAGAAATCAATCCAGAAGCCTATGAGCATGAATACCTGGGTGTTCCGAATGGCGATGGCGGAAACGTATTTGAATATCTGGAGATTAGAGATATTACAGATGAAGAGATCAGTCGCATGGACAAAATATTTCAGGGGTGTGACTGGGGATTTTTCCCTGATCCGTATGCTTTTATTCGTTTGTATTACAATCATAACACTGAAAAGATATATCTCATTGATGAAATTTACGAAAATAAATGGAGTAATAGGAAATCAGCAGACGAGATTCTAAAAAGAAAATACGATGATTATACTATTACTTGCGATTCTGCGGAGCCTAAATCAATCAATGATTATAGAGACTTTGGACTTCCAGCAAGGGGTGCGATAAAAGGGCCTGGAAGTGTGGAGTATTCTATGAAATGGCTTCAGACAAGAACTATTGTTATTGACCCCAAAAGAACACCTAACGCTTACAAAGAGTTTTCAGAGTACGAATATGAAAGAGACAAAGATGGAAACGTTATAAGTGGATATCCTGACGAGAACAACCATTTAGTCGATGCTTGTAGATACGCAACAGAATCATTATGGAGGAGAAGAGGGACTAATGCTTAAAAGAGGATATAGCCTAAAATATAGACGAATATATAAAATCTGGCAGGGAATTCGTCAGAGATGCAATAACCCCAATGACAAAGATTATGAAGACTATGGCGGAAGAGGAATAAAGGTTTGCAAAGAATGGAATAAAAGTTCAGAAGCGTTTGTTCTATGGGCATTAGAAAATGGATATGCTGATAATTTGAGTATTGACAGAATAGACACAAATTCGGACTATTCGCCAGAAAATTGCAGATGGGCAACATGGACTCAGCAGGCAAGAAACAAAAGAATGGAAAAAATAAATTCAACTGGTGTTACTGGTGTTTCCATGGACAGAGGGAAATATAGAGCAACAATCTATGTAGATAATAAAAAAGTTGATCTAGGCAGGCATGACACGCTTGAAGAAGCAGCAGAAGCACGTAGACAGGGTGAGATAAAATACTGGGGCGTGAGTGCGTAATGGGACTTATAACAACACTAAAAAGGTGGTTTAACATGATTTTCAAAAAACAAGCCGAAGAGGACTTTAATATCCAGGCAGCAGAATTTCCAGAAATGGAATCACTGATTAACCGGTGCGCGAACATTTACAGGGGAGTACCGGAATGGCTAGATGACAAGAATAACATCAAGACGATCAATTTCGCCAAATCTGTCTGCTCAGAAACAGCACGGCTCGCAACATTGGCGATTGGCATTCAGATATCAAAGCCAAAGGGAGACCCAGAACATTACAAATGGGAGCATGTCACAACAGCGGAATACGCAGGGCATCCAATAAATGTGTACGAAGATATTGAATCACGTGCAGAATGGTTACAAGAGCAGATCGACAAGGTGTACTTCCAGATTCGACACTGGGTAGAGTACAGCTGTGCCTACGGAACGGTATTTATTAAGCCAAACGGTGAGAGCCTTGACGTATTTACCCCGGCAGATGTGATGATTGTAGATTATGATAATCAGGAGATTAAAGGAATCGTATTTAAAGATTCTTACACTGTTGGACGGAAATACTACACGAGGTTGGAGTATCATAGATTTGTGGAAACTACCATAGATGGCGTAACCTTTTTCCCGTATTATGTCTCGAATAGAACGTATGTTTCAAAATCACCCAATAGTATTGGAGACGCTATACCGATAAAAGAAACAAAATGGGCTGATTTAGTAGAAGAAGCAGGTCCTTTTTTTAAGGAAAATATGAAGAAAATAACTTCACCTTTGTACGGAGTATTGCGAACACCACAAGCGAACAATGTGGATATCAGTGCACCACTTGGCTTACCGATATTTGCAGAAGCTATCGAAGAACTGAAAGACCTTGACATTGCATATAGCCGTAATGCCGGAGAAATTTTCGATTCGCAGAAGATTGTCTTGGCAGATGATAGGCTACTGATGCCAAGCGGCACACCTGTATCAGCCATGTCACCAAAGGGTATGGAGAATAGCCGCAATGCGATGAACTTACCGCACTTTGTCAAGAACGTATTCGGACAGGATGAAAAAGAGTTTTATCAAGAAATCAATCCGCAGCTCAACACAGATACCCGTATAAGCGGCATAAATGCCCTTTTAAGCCAGTTAGGATATAAGATCGGATTTTCTAACGGATACTTTGTTTTCAACGAATCTAGCGGCATTCAGACGGCTACAGGAGTGGAAGCGGAACAGCAGAGGACAGTACAGTTCGTCAAGGATGTAAGGGATAAGTTGGAGTCTTGCCTAGATGAAGTTATTTACGCATTGAACGTTTACGCTGACCTGTACGGGCTTGCACCTGTCGGAGCTTATGAAGTCAATTATGATTTCGGAGATATTTTGTATGTGCGTGAAAACGACCGTGCAAGATGGTGGCAGTATGTGACTACTGGCAAGGTTCCGGCATGGTTGTATTTTGTAAAATTCGAGGGAATGACTGAGGAAGAAGCGAAAGCAATGGTCGAAGAAGCTCAGCCAGACGAACCGAAACTGTTTGGAGAGGAGTGAGAAAATGGCCGATACATTCAAGGGAATAATCACAGCAGACGGAAAAAAGAGGCAGTTGCCTTACAACGCAGTGTTTGAAACGCCAGCTTCTGACCCAACATTGTCTTTAGAGGGAGCATTTGCCGACTCCAAAGCGGTAGGCGATAAATTCAAAGAAGTAAAGGTAGAAACTGATTCACTAAAGGAAGATATAGGTGATTTAAAAGATGCAACTTTTGATATATCAGTAAACATGTTAAATACAGAAGATTCTGATTTGCAGTTAAATAAAAGATTTGCAAATCTTACGTCTAGCTACATCATGGATGCCAATAACTTTATTATAAGCGGATATATCCCATGCGCACCAGGAAATATAATTAGGGCAAAGCTTCAATACCAAGGTTCTAATATACACACATTTGCTTTTTGTGATGCTTCCAAAAAATATCTCTCGCAAATCGG